CCGGTGGCCTATGACTATACGGTCAGTGGGCGGACGCATCGCTATGACGTGACGGGCGAGATGAGCCCGATCTGTCACCTCAAGACCTTCCACCCGCAGGACGACCATTACGGGTTCTCGCCGATGCAGGCGGCGGCGGTGGCGGTGGACGTGCATAACTCGGCGTCGAGCTGGTCGAAGGCGCTGCTGGACAATGCGGCGCGGCCCTCGGGGGCGATTGTCTTCAAGGGCGCCGACGGTCAGGGCACGATGTCGAACGAGCAGTTCGAGCGCTTGCAGGCCGAGATGGAGATGCACCATCAAGGCGCGCGCAATGCCGGGCGGCCGATGCTGCTGGAGGGCGGGCTGGACTGGAAGCCGATGGGGTTCAGCCCCTCGGATATGGAATTCCACAAGACCAAGGAGGCAGCAGCGCGCGAGATCGCCTTGGCCTTTGGCGTGCCGCCGATGCTGCTGGGGATCCCCGGCGATGCGACCTATGCGAATTACCAGGAGGCCAACCGGGCGTTTTTCCGTCTGACGGTGCTGCCGATGGCGGCCAAGGTGGCGGATTCGCTGGCGCATTGGTTGTCAGCGCACGTCGGCGAGGCGTTGGAATTGCGGCCCGATCTCGATCAGGTTCCCGCCCTGCAAGCCGAGCGCGATCAGCAGTGGCGCCGGGTGATGGACGCGAGTTTCCTGACGGAAGCCGAGAAGCGGGTACTGCTGGGTCTGCCGCGGGTGCCGGAGGCAGAATGAGCACGCAGCGCAAGGCGGTCGGTGGGTCAAGGTTCCTCTACGACAGCTTTGACCTCGCCCAGGCGCGGATCGATGCGCAGGAGCGCGTCGAAGAAGAGCGGCGGGCGGGCCTCGAATACCGGTTGACGAAGATCGAGGAAGAGCTGGAGCGGCTGGAAAAGCGGCTCTGGCTGGCGGTTTACGGGGTGGCGTCGGGGGTGTTGGTGCATGGCGCGCTGGCCTTTGTGGCGGCACAGTTCTGAGGAGGCGGCGGGATGCAGGCGCTTGAGATGAAATTCAACCGGCCGGATGGCGCGGCGCCGGGGGTGGCGCTGGCCGAGGGATCGGTGATCAGCGGCTATGCCTCGGTCTTTGGGGTGCGCGACCAGGGCGGCGATGTGGTGCTGCCAGGGGCCTATGCCGCTTCGCTGAAACGGCTGGCGGCGGCGGGCGGCAAGGTGCGCATGCTGTGGCAACACGATCAGGGCCAGCCGATCGGCGTCTGGGATGAGGTGGTTGAGGACGCGCATGGCTTGCGCGTCAAGGGCCGGCTGTTGACCGAGGTGGCGCGTGGCCGTGAGGCGGCGGCGCTGATGGCGGCGGGTGCGGTGGACGGGCTGAGCATCGGCTACCGCACGATCCGGGCGGAAAAGCTGGCAGAAGGCGGGCGCAAGCTGATCGAACTGGAGCTGTGGGAAGTGTCGCTGGTGACCTTTCCGATGCTGCCGGTGGCGCGCGTGGCGGCGAAATCGCAGGGCGAAGGGCTGTTGGCCGATTTCGCCCGCGGCATCGCCGCGGCGACGGTGGCTCTGCGCGGCTGATGCGCATGAGGTTCAAGAAACGGCGCGCGGCCCTTTGGCCCCGCGGTGAGGGCGGGTGCCCGGTGGGAACCCGCGAAGTGGCAACCATGAAAGGATGGATGCGATGACGAGCGAGTTTCCCGGCCGCCTGAATGCTTCGGGCCAGGAGAAGAGCGCGACGCGGGAGCCCTTGGCCGAGGCGTCGCAACTGAAGGCGGCACTGGATGGGTTTGTGAGTGAGATCAAGACCTTCCGTGCTGATGTGATGGGCAATCTGAAAGAACAGGACGAGCGACTGACCATGCTGGACCGCAAAATGACCACCAAACCCGCCCGCCCTGTGCTGGCTCAGGCTGACGCGGGCGAAGGCCTGCACCTCAAGGCGTTCGACGCCTATCTGCGCGTCGGTGACGACGATGGGCTGCGCGGCCTTGTGCTGGAAGGCAAGGGGCTGAACACCGCCGTCAACAGCGAAGGCGGCTATCTGGTCGACCCGCAGACCTCGGACCGCATTCAGGGCGTGCTGAACAACGCCTCGTCGATTCGCGCCATCGCCAATGTGGTGCGCGTCGAGGCGGGCTCGTTCGACGTGCTGGTCGATCATGGCGATGTCGGTTCGGGCTGGGCGACCGAAGCCTCGTCGGTGACCGAGACCGGGACGGCGGCCATCGACCGCATCTCGATCAAGCTGCACGAGCTGAGCGCGATGCCGAAGGCGTCGCAGCGGCTGCTGGAAGACAGCGCCTTTGACGTCGAGGGCTGGCTGGCCGAACGCATCGCGCTGAAATTCGCCCGCGCCGAGGCCTCGGCGTTTATCGCGGGGGATGGCGCCGACAAGCCGCGTGGCTTCCTCGACCATGACATCGTGGCCAATGGCACCGAGGGCTGGGGCGAGTTGGGCTATGTCGCCACGGGTGCTGCGGGTGACTTCAACGGCACCAATCCGGCCGACGCGATCGTCGATCTGGTCTATGCGCTGGAGGCGGGCTACCGCGCCAATGCGACCTTTGTGATGAACTCGAAAACCGCCGGTGCGGTGCGCAAGATGAAGGACGCAGACGGCCGCTTCCTGTGGTCCGACGGTCTGGCGGCGGGTGAACCCGCGCGACTGATGGGCTATCCGGTCCTGATCGCCGAAGACATGCCCGACATCGCGGCGAATGCCCATGCCGTGGCCTTTGGCGACTTCCGTGCCGGTTACACCGTCGCTGAACGCCCGGACCTGCGCGTTCTGCGCGACCCCTTCAGCGCCAAGCCGCACGTGCTGTTCTATGCGACCAAGCGCGTCGGCGGCGATGTCACCGATTTCAGCGCGATCAAGCTGCTGAAGTTCTCGGCAGCCTGAGGAATTGGGCCGGTCCCCTGACGGGGGCCGGTCCGATGGCGGCGCAGGCGCGCGCGGCGGGCCCTTTGGGGTCATTCGCCCCGCATCGTCCGGCTGCTCCCCTCCGTGCGAGCGGTGCGGGGGCGCGTCTGCGCCGGTCTGGGGGCCGGAATTGGATCATGGAGGCAAGGATGGACCTGATCGAAACCAGCGCCGTGAACGATGGCGACCTGCCGGTCGCGGCGTTCCGGGCGCATTTGCGGCTGGGCACCGGCTTTGCCGATGAGGCGACGGGCGATGCCCTGCTGGTGCAGTATCTGCGCGGCGCCCTGGCGGCGATCGAGGCGCGCACCGGCAAGGCCTTGATGCAGCGCGATTTCCGGCTGATCCTGCCGTGCTGGCGCTGGCCGGATGCGCAGGCGCTGCCGGTGGCGCCGGTCAGCGCGGTGGCCTCGGTCACGCTGGTCGATGCGGCGGGCGTGCCGGAGGTGGTCGATGCTGACCGTTGGCGGCTGGTGGTCGACCGGCACCGCCCGCAGATCGTTGCCGCTGGGGCCGTTCTGCCGATGGCGCCGACTGGCGGGCGCATCGAGGTCGATTTCACCGCCGGTTTCGGGGACTGGGCCGATCTGCCAGATGACCTTCGCCAGGCGGTCCTGCTGCTGGCGGCGCAGTATTATGAGGGGCGCACCGGCGGCGCGGCGTTGCCGGGTACGGTCAGTGCGTTGTTGGCGCGTTGGGTGCCGCTGCGGGTGACGGCGGGGGGGCATCTGTGATGGCCTATGCGCTGACCCGGCCGATGGTGCTGGAGGAGGCCGCCGTCACCCCGGATGGCGCGGGCGGATATGCGACAAGCTGGGCCGCGCTAGGCACCCTGTGGTGCGAATTGCGCGCGGGGACCGGCAGCGAGCGGCGCGGGCTGATCGCGCCCGAGGGGCGGATGCTGTTTCGCATCTTTCTGCGCGCCGCCCCGCAGGGCAGCCCGCAGCGCCCGCGCCCGGATCAACGGCTGCGCGAGGGGGGGCGGGTGTTCACCATCCTCGCGGTGTCCGAGGTTGACGCGGCGGGGGCCTATCTGGTCTGCCACGCGCGCGAGGAGGTTCCGGCATGAGCTACCTCAACGCTGCCGCCGTGCAGGTGGCTGTTTTCACGCTGCTTTCGGGCGATGCAACTCTGGCGGGTCTGGTGCCGGGTGGAGTGTTTGACGCCCCACCGCCGGCCACGCCGCAGGGCACCTATGTGGTGCTCGGCGAGGAAGAGGTCATCGACCGCTCGGATATTTCGGGCGCCGGGGCCGAGCACCGGATCACTGTGCAGGTGGTCAGTGATGCGGCGGGGTTTCTGACCGCCAAGTCGGCGGCGGCACGGATCTCGGTGCTGCTGACCGGCGCGCAACCCGCGCTGGGCGTAGGTCGTGTGGTGGCGATCTGGTTTCACCAGGCGCAGGCGCGTCGGGCCGAGGGGGGCGCCACACGGCGCATCGACCTGCGGTTCCGCGTGCGCGTCGAAGGCTGAAGGTTTCTGGCAAAGGAGTGGCCGGCATGGCTGTGCAAAGCGGCAAGGATCTGTTGATCAAGATGGACATGACCGGAGCGGGTCAGTTCGAAACCATCGCGGGCCTCCGGGCCCAGCGCATCAGCTTCAACGCCGAGACGGTCGATGTGACCTCTCTGGACAGCGCAGGCGGCTGGCGTGAACTGCTGGCCGGGGCGGGGGTCAAGGCGGCGTCGCTGTCGGGCTCGGGCGTGTTTCGCGATGCGGCGACCGACGAGCGGGCGCGGGCGGTGTTCTTCAACGGCGAAATCCCGGATTTCCAGGTGGTGATCCCCGATTTCGGCACCGTCGAGGGGCCGTTCCAGATCACCTCGATCGAATACGCCGGCAGCTATAACGGCGAGGCGACTTTCGAGATGTCGATGGCCTCGGCGGGCGCGCTGACCTTTGTCGCGGCCAGCGGGCTGTTCGGGGCACCCGAGGACTATGTGGGTGACGGCGGCGACCAGCCCCCACCGATCGAGGAGTAAGCCATGGCCAATCCCCATGCGGGCGAGGTGGTGCTGGTCATCGACGGCGTGCCTCGCCGGTTGAAGTTGACCCTCGGCGCGCTGGCCGAGTTGGAAACCGCGCTGGCGGCCGACAGCCTGATGGCGCTGGTCGAACGGTTCGAAGGCGGGCGGTTCTCGGCGCGCGACGTGATGGCGCTGATCCTGGCGGGCCTGCATGGCGGGGGTCAGCCAATGACCGCGGCGGCGCTCTTGGGCGCCGAGATCGAGGGCGGCGCGCTGGAGTCGGCGCGAGCAGCCGGTCTGCTGTTGGCGCGGGCCTTTGCGGTGCCGGGCCAGAGCGGATGAGCGGGCTCGATTGGCCGGGGTTGATGCGCGCCGGGATGCACGGGCTGGGCCTGCGCCCTGCCGAATTCTGGGCGCTGACCCCAGCCGAATTGATGGTGATGCTGGGCCGCGATCAGGCGGCGGCGGGGGCGTTCACACGCTCGCGTCTGGATGCCCTGTTGCGTCGTTTTCCCGATGCGAAGGGCCAAACTTTGGGAGCGGGCAATGGCAACGCTGGACGAACTGAACGCGCAACTGGCCGAGTTGGAGGCGCGGATGGGGGCGACCACGGACATGGTGGCGAGCTTCGATTCCGGTCTCGCCGACATGGGCCGCAGCCTGATCGACACCAACCGCGAGATGTCGGGCCTGTCTCGGGCGATGGGGACGGGGCTGCGGCGAGCGTTTGACGGCGTGGTCTTTGACGGCATGCGGCTGTCGGACGCGATGCGCGGTCTGGGCCGCTCGATCAGCGATGCGATCTATTCGGCGGCGATGCGGCCGGTGCAATCGGCGGTCGGCGGGGCGCTGTCCTCGGCGATCAGCGGGTTGATGGGCAGCGTGCTGCCCTTTGCCAATGGCGCGGCCTTCAGCCAGGGGCGGGTGACGCCTTTTGCGCAGGGTGGTGTGGTGTCCTCGCCCGTCAGCTTTCCGATGCGCGGCGGCAGCGGATTGATGGGCGAGGCCGGCCCCGAGGCGATCCTGCCGCTGTCGCGCGGCGCAGATGGGCGGTTGGGGGTGCGCACCGCGGGCGGTGGGCGCGCGATGAATGTGGTGATCAATGTCACCACCCCCGACGTTGCCGGATTCCAGCGCAGCCAGAGCCAGATCGCCGCGCAGATGCAGCGCCTGTTGGCGCAGGGGCAAAGGAACCACTGACATGGCATTCCACGATATCCGCTTTCCGGCGAACCTGTCGTTTGGCTCGCTCGGCGGGCCTGAGCGCCGCACCGAGATCGTCGCGCTGGCCAATGGCCACGAGGAGCGAAACACGCCCTGGGCGCAGGCGCGGCGACGCTATGACGCCGGGCTGGGGCTGCGCTCGCTCGACGATGTCGAGGTGCTGATCGCCTTTTTCGAGGCCCGGCAGGGCATGCTGCACGGCTTTCGCTGGAAGGATTGGGCCGATTACAAGACCTGCCGCGCCTCGCGCGAGGTGACGGCGCTGGACCAGTCGCTCGGCTTTGGCGACGGCGCCTCGACGGTGTTCCAACTGGCAAAGACCTATCGCTCGGGCGATTGGTCGGTGTCTCGGCTGCTGACGCGGCCGGTGGCGGGCACTGTCCGTGTCGCACTGGGTGGCACCGAACTGCCCGAGGGGCTGGGATGGAGCATCGATATCACCAGCGGGCGGATTACCTTCGCTACACCTCCCGGTGTCGGGGCCGACATCACCATGGGCTGCGAATTCGACGTGCCGGTGCGGTTTGACACCGATGTCATTCAGGTCTCGGTTGCGAATTTTCAGGCGGGCGATGTGCCCAAAGTGCCGGTGATTGAGGTGCGCCAATGACCGAGGTCACCACCACCCGCGCCCGTGCCTGGGCGCTGACCCGTGCCGATGGCGTCGTCATGGGCTTTACCGATCATGACCGCGATCTGGACTTTGGCGGCATCAGCTTTCGCGCTGCCACCGGGATGACCGCGGCGGCGATCATGCAGGGCACCGGCCTGTCGGTGGACAACACCGAGGCTGCGGGGGCGCTCAGCGATTCCGGCCTGCGCGAGGAGGAAATTCTTGCGGGCCTCTATGACGGGGCCAAACTGGTGATCTGGGAGGTCGACTGGCAAGCCACGATCTGGCGCCGCGTGCTGTTTCGCGGCACGCTGGGCGAAATCACCCGGGCCGGGGGTGCCTTCAAGGCCGAGATGCGCGGGCTGACCGAGCCCTTGTCGCGGGTCGGCGGACGGGTCTTTGGCCCGCTTTGCCCGGCGGTTCTGGGCGATGTGCGCTGCGGCGTCGATCTGGACCAGCCGGCTTTTCGGGCCGAGGCGATTTTGGTCGCAGTGACCGAGCGCGGTGCCGTACTCGACCTGCCCGCGCTGCCGGCCTTTGCCGAGGGGTGGTTCGTCGACGGCCGGGTGCAGGTGCTAGACGGCACGGCGGCGGGGGCAAGCGCTTCGATCCGCCGCGAGGAGCACCGTGCGAGCGGGCTGCGGCTGCACCTTTGGGCATCGCCGGGCTTGGCGCCGCTGGCGGGGGATACGGTGGCGGTGATCGCAGGCTGCGACAAGCGGTTTTCGACCTGTCGTCTGAAGTTCGTCAATCAGGCGAATTTCCAAGGGTTTCCGCATGTTCCCGGCGATGACTGGCTGCTGGCCACACCGCGCAGCGATGGCAGCGCCACCGGCGGGAGCCTGACCATTGGCTGACCGCCGCGCCCGTGTGCTGGCCGAGGCCCGGCTTTGGCTGGGCACGCCCTATTGCCATCAGGCCAGCCTGCGTGGCGCGGGCGCCGATTGCCTGGGTCTGGTGCGCGGACTCTGGCGGGCCTTGCACGGCACCGACCCGGCCGGGATTCCACCCTATGGGCCGGACTGGGCCGAAACCGGGCGCGACGAAGCACTCTGGCAGGCGCTGTCGCACCATCTGCGCCCCGCCGGGCCGACACCCGAGCCCGGCGACATCCTGCTGTTCCGAATGCGCGCGGCATCGGTGGCGAAACATCTGGGGGTTTTGACCGCGACCGGGCCAGATGCCCGGTTCATCCATGCCTACAGCGGGCATGGCGTGGTCGAGAGCCCCCTCAGCACCCCTTGGGCGCGCCGGATCGTGGCGCGCTTTGATCTGACCTGAAAGGAGCCATCCGATGGCGACTCTGCTTTTGTCGGCGGCCGGGGCCGCGATCGGCGCCAACTTTGGCGGAGCGATCGTCGGCCTGTCGGGCATGGTGATCGGTCGCGCGATCGGGGCCACGCTGGGCCGGTTGATCGATCAGCGCCTGCTGGGCCTGGGTTCGGGCCGGGTCGAGACCGGACGCATCCAGCGCCTGCAGGTTACCGGCGCGGGCGAGGGTGTGCCGCTGGCGCGACTTTGGGGGCGGATGCGGGTCTCCGGGCATGTGATCTGGGCCTCGCGGTTCAATGAGATTCCGGGCCGCTCGCGCCGCACCAAGGGCGGACTGGGGCCCAAGGTCACTGAAGAGTCGCGCTTTGTCGTCTCGGTCGCCATCGCCCTGTGCGAGGGCGAGATTTCTGGCATCGGCCGGATCTGGGCTTACGGTGACGAGGTCGCGCGCAAGGATCTGAACCTGCGGATCTATACCGGTCGCATGGACCAGTTGCCCGACCCGGTGATCGAGGCCATCGAGGGGGCGGGCAATGCCCCGGCCTATCGTGGCACCGCCTATGTCGTGCTCGAAGACCTTGACCTTGCGGCTTGGGGCAACCGGATGCCCAACCTCTCGTTCGAGGTGATCCGTGCGGCGCAAGCCGAGGGCGTGACCACCCTGCAGCAGGCGGTGCAGGGCGTGGCCTGGCTGCCGGGGTCGGGCGAATACGCGCTGGCGACCCAGTCGGTGACGCTGGCCGCGTTTGGGCCGTCAGAGCCGTTCGGCATCGGCTTTGACCTTGACGCGCAGGCCAACCGCACCCTCGCCAACCAGCATTCGGCCTCGGGCGAGACGGATTTCGTGGCTTCGCTCAATGACTTGCAGGCCGAGTTGCCGAATGTCGGCTCGGGCCTGCTGATCGCCTCGTGGTTCGGCGATGACCTGCGCTGCAGCGCGTGTACGATTCGGCCCAAGGTCGAATTCGCCGAACGCGACGGCCAGCCGATGCCGTGGCGGGTGGCGGGGCTTACCCGCAGCAGCGCCCAGACTGTCGCCCGGATCGCCGGTGCTCCGGTCTATGGCGGCACGCCCGCCGACGCCTCGATCCTGCAGGCCATCGCGGCGATGAACGCGGCAGGGCAGGCCGTGGTCTTTTATCCCTTCCTGCTGATGGAGCAACTGGCCGACAATGGCCTGCCCGACCCCTGGACCGGCGCGGCCGACCAGCCCATCCTGCCGTGGCGTGGCCGCATCACGCTGTCGGTGGCCCCTGACCAGCCCGGTACGCCCGACCGCACCCTCGCTGCCGAGGCCGAGGTCGCAGCGTTCTTCGGCACCGCGAGTGCCGCCGATTTCGCCGTCACGCCCGGCAATGTCGCCTATTCCGGCCCGGACGAATGGTCCTATCGCCGTTTCATCCTGCACAACGCTGCCCTCTGTGCGGCCTCGGACGGGGTCGAGGCCTTTTGCATCGGCTCGGAAATGCGCGGCCTGCTGCAAATTCGCGGCGACGGCGACAGTTTTCCCGCCGTGGCGCAGATGGTCGCCCTGCTGCACGAGGTCCGCGCCATTCTGGGTGGCGGGGTCAAGCTGACCTATGCCGCCGACTGGAGCGAATACTGGGGCCATGACGCGGGCGAGGGGAACCGCTATTTCCACCTCGACCCGCTGTGGTCAGACCCCGACCTCGACGTCATCGGCATCGACAATTACATGCCGCTGGCCGATTGGCGCGAGGGCGAGGATCACCTCGACCACCTCGCCGGGTGGCGCTCGACCTATGACCCGGCCTATCTGGCGGCCAATATCGCCGGCGGCGAGGGGTTCGAGTGGTATTACCCCGACGCTCAGGCCCGGGACGCCCAACGCCGCACGCCGATCAGCGACGATCAGGGCGAGGACTGGATCTGGCGCAACAAGGACCTGCGCTCTTGGTGGGAGAACCTGCACACCGAGCGGCTGAACGGCCTGCAGGCCCCGGCGCCGACCGACTGGCTGCCGCGCTCGAAACCCGTTTGGTTCACCGAATACGGCTGCGGCGCCATCGACAAGGGCGCGAACCAGCCCAATGTCTTCCTCGACCCGAAATCCTCGGAATCGGTGGCGCCCTACTATTCCACCGGTGCGCGCGACGATCTGATGCAGATGCAATACCTGCGCGCGATGCATGATTTCTGGACTGATCCGGCGAATAATCCGGTCTCGCCGCTCTATGGCGGGCCGATGCTGGACTGGTCGCGCAGCCATGCCTGGGCCTGGGACGCGCGGCCCTGGCCGAATTTCCCGGCGCGGGACGATCTGTGGTCGGACGGGGCGAACTGGCTGACCGGGCATTGGCTGACCGGGCGGGCGGCGGCGCAGCCGCTCGCTGCTGTCGTGGCCGAGGTCTGCCAGTCGGTCGGCATCACCGCCTATGACGTCAGCGGGCTTTATGGCCTGGTGCGCGGCTACTCGGTGGCCTCGACCGCCACGGGCCGCGCCGCGTTGCAACCCTTGATGCTGGCGCATGGCTTCGAGGCGTTGGAGCGCGACGGAACACTGGTCTTTCGCATGCGCGACGGTCGCGATGCGCGGGCGCTGGATGAGGGCACGCTGGTCGCCCGCGACAAGGGCGCGCTGGAAACCAGCCGCGCGCCGGATCCCGAGACCGCCGGGCGGCTGCGGCTGACCTATGTCGAGGCCGAGGGCGCGTTCGAGACCCGCGCTGCCGAGGCCGTCCACCCCGAGGACGCCGCCGGCGACACCGCCGAAAGCGAGCTGCCGATGGCGCTGACCCGTGGCGAGGCCCGAAGCGCCGTCAAGCGCTGGTTGGCCGAGGCGCGGATTGCCCGCGATGTTGCGCGCTTTGGCGTGCCGATGTCGTCGGATATTGGCGTTGGCGACGTCGTCACGCTGCACCAGCGGCACTGGCGGATCGACCGGATGGAACTGACCGGCGCCCGCGACTGCGAGGCGGTTCGCATCGAGCCCGCCCTCTATCGCCACCACGAGTCGTCGGACGATCTGCCGGTGTCGGGGCGTATCGAGGCCGTGTTGCCGGTGTTGCCGCTGTTCCTCGACTTGCCGCTGATGCGCGGCGATGAGGTGCCACATGCGCCGCATCTGGCGGTCACGGGCACGCCTTGGCCGGGCTCCGTGGCGGTCTATGACGCGCCTGCAGCGGGGGGCAGCTTTGCACTGAACGCAACGCTGGGCCTGCGGTCCAGCATCGGCCAGACCCGCACGCCACTGTTTCGCGCCGCGCCGTCGCTGCTGCAACGTGGCGAGGGGGTCGAGGTGGTCTTTACCCCCGGCACCGTCCTGGCCTCGGTCGATGTGGGGGAATTGCAAGGCGGCGCCAATCTGGCGGCGATCAGCACCGGCAGCGAGTGGGAGCTGTTCCAGTTCGCCAGCGCCACGCTGATCGAGCCGGGTGTCTGGCGGCTGTCTGGCCTGCTGCGCGGCCAGTTCGGCACCGAGCCGCTGATTGCCGACGCCTGGCCGCCTGGCGCGCTGGTGGTGGTGCTCGACGGCGCACCCACGCAACTGGACCTGCCCGCCGCCGCGCGCGGCGTGGCGCGGCGCTGGCGCATCGGCCCGGCGGCGCTGGCCTATGACGATCCGGTCTATGTCGAAAGCACCGAAGCCTTTCGCGGCAATGGCTTGCGTCCGTATGCGCCGGTGTTTCTGCGGGCAGAGCGCGCCGCGCCGGGTGCCGATCTGGCGGTCGACTGGCGTCGTCGCACCCGCCTCGGCGGCGATTCCTGGGACGGTGCCGAGGTCCCACTATCGGAAGAGGTCGAAAGCTGGCTGATCCGCATTCGCGCCGGCGGCAGCGTGGTGCG